TGAACGTGGCAAAGGTGTCAACACTTCAACCAGTTTAGTAAGCTCTGCTGAAGAAGTTGCATTAGAACCAAAAACAGCAGACGCAATCAAGAAAGCAGAAACTACAGAAATTAAGAAAATTGACAAAGGTGATTATGAAGCACAGGCTAGTTCAACCACTTCAGTAGGTAAGATACCAAGTGAAAAAGTTACCAGTATGGTGGCACAATCCAGTAAACTAGTAGACCAAAAATCAACTGAAATTTCTAACACTCTTGGTGTTGGTAAGTTTGGATTTGATGCAGTTGAATTAGAAACTGCCGGCTTCTTAAAGCCTGGTACTGCAGACTTCTTTCTCAAAGATGCCACTGCTGATATCAGTACAGTGCTAGGAAGTCCAAGCGTTTGGAGTGGCAATCAAGGTATCAATGGTGTAAGTGATTTTCTCAACAACGAAGCTATACAAGATGTTACCAAGACTGATTTGTTTAACAAAGGATTGACTGGTTTACAAAATGCAGGCATAGTAACAGGCTTAGAAGATGAGTCTTCTCTTGCAGGATTAGTAAGTGGTGCAAGCAAGTTTGGAGTTGATGCAGTTAAAAAATGGACTCAAGGTGCAGGTGTGCTTGGAGAAACTTTAGCAGGATCAAACAGTGCAAAGATCACAAGAGGTGATATGGATGCCCTGGTTAGAGGCGGACAATTTGCAGTCAGTTTAACCGAAGAAAAAATCAGTGATGCAGTGCAAGGATTTTCAACTGGTTCGGGTGGCGTAACTGGTACAACTGTTAGAACTGTAATTGATACCGCAGTACAGACTGGAATAGCCAGTGAAAAAGTCAATGGCGTTAGTACTTAATTTGGGACAATAAATACAGTATGGCAACATTTATCGGATACAGTACAATCGACAAGTACAAGAATTACACAGTCACAGATTTTGATTTAATCAAACGTGACTTGTTGAATGCACTGAACATTCGTCAAGGTGAAATGCCTGGACGTCCAGAAGTTGGAACAACAATTTGGGGATTGATATTTGAACCACAAAGTCCGCAAACTTCACAAGAATTGACTAGAGAAATACAACGAGTTGTAGCACAGGATCCAAGAATAAGTGTTAGTAACATTGATATATTCCCACAAGAAAATGGAATACTAGTTGAACTTGAAGTTGAAACAATTGCAGGGCAAGACGCAGAGTTGTTAAATTTGTTTTTTAATAACCAAACCCTAAGAGCCGCTTTCTCAGACATCTAGTATAAACTACCCAGTTTATTCTTTTCATAAATACTAGGTAAGGAAATACACATGGCTAAAACTACAAGACAAACTAGTATATTTGGTGTTGAAGATTGGAAGAGAATCTACCAAACATATCGTGAAGCAGACTTTCAAAGTTATGATTTTGAAACACTGCGTAAGAGTTTTATAGATTACATACGTCTATACTATCCAGAAAGTTTTAACGACTACATCGAGTCAAGTGAATTCATAGCACTGCTTGACGTGATGGCATTTATGGGCCAAGCGGCTAGTTTTCGTAATGATCTCAACACTAGAGAAAACTTCATTGACACTGCCGAAAGACGTGATAGCGTTGTAAGACTTGCTGACCTAGTGAGTTATACACCAAAGCGTAATACTGCATCACAAGGTTTCTTAAAAGTTCAAACCATCAGTACCACAGAAGGTGTTGTTGATTTCACAGGTGTCAACCTATCAAATCTCACAATCAACTGGAATGACACCACTAATGTCAACTGGTTAGAACAGTTTACAGTCATTATCAATGCGGCACTAGACAGCAGTCAAAGATTTGGTCGCCCAGGTAATTCACAAACAATACTTGGTGTACAAACAGACGAATATGCAATTAACCTCATTGAAGGTTTTCTACCAGTAATACCATTTACAAGTACAATCAATGGTACTAGTATGGCATTTGAAGCAGTGTGTGCAACATCACAGGATAAGACGTTTGTATACGAACCTGCTCCAGCACCAAATGGTGCATTTAATATTCTTTACAGAAACGACAAGCAAGGATATGCCAGTGCTAACACAGGATTTTTCTTCCTGTTTAAACAAGGTAGTTTACAAGATTTAGATTTTAATCTTGGCGAGCGTATCAGCAACAGAGTTGTCAATGTTAATATTGAAGGAATCAACAACGAAGATACATGGTTATATCAACTAGACTCAACAAATAATATTGAGAATGAATGGGAAAAAGTTGAAAACATTTACAGTGGAGCAGTTGAAGAATTAACCCCAGAACAACGCAAGTATTTTACAGTTACATCAAGAACCAATGATCAAATTAATTTAAACTTTGGCGATGGAGTGTTTAGTAGCATACCAGTTGGAAGTTTTAGAACATATGTTCGTTCATCAAATGGATTGAGTTATATTATCAATGTTGATGAAATGCAAAATGTAACTATCAGTATAGGATATGTTAGTAGAACAGGACGTAACGAAACAATAACTATGACTTGTGCTCTTACACAACCTGTTAGCAATGCGGCAAATAGAGAAAATATCAATGATATAAAGCAACGTGCTCCTGCTAGGTACTATACACAAAACAGAATGGTCAACGGAGAAGACTATAACAATTTTCCATATACACTCTATTCAACTATAATCAAGTCCAAGGCTGTTAATCGTAGCTCAATTGGTACTAGTAGGTATTTGGATCTAGTTGATATCACTGGAAAATACTCAAGCACAAATGTTTTTGCCAGCGATGGCATGATATACGAAAACACAGAAGTTCCAAGTTTCACGTTTACGTTTATAGATCAAAATGATATCACAGACGTTATCGTAAATGAAGTTGAACCTGTGCTATCAAGCCGAGGTATGCAAGAGTTTTATTATGAAAATTTCAATCGTCCAAGTTTAACAAGTTTAACACTAACTTGGAATCAAAGCACAACTTCAAACAACGAAACAACTGGTTATTTTAAGTTTGCAAATGGTAACCCTGCTCCTGTTGGCCCACAAGCAAGTGATAACAAACAATACATTGCACAAGGAGGATTAATTAAATTTGAACCTCCGGCTGGATTTTATTTTAATAAACTTAATAGACTCGTTGCAGGAACACCAACATTACCAGGAGATAAAATGGTATTGTGGGCAACTGTAACTGCATTAGAACTAGATGGTACAAATTTTGGTACAGGAAATAATGCAGACGGAACAGGGCCTGTGACAATAAACAATTTTATTCCAACACTGGCAGTTCCAACACAGGTTATTGTAAATTTCGTTACAGATTTGCCAACCAGCATTGAAACAACCATGCGTGAGCAAATTGAATTATACAGAAATTTTGGGTTAGGATATGACAACCTAAATGAAACTTGGTATGTGATTACATCAACAAACCTCGACCCAGCAATTACATTTAGTCTTGCCAATGCACAAAGTACTGCAGGTAGCGGACTTGATAATTCTTGGTTAGTGGCATTTGAAACAGACGGAGTAACCTACACAGTAAGTTCAAGAAGTTTAGACAGATATTGGGCCAGTGTGCTAGAAACACGTTTCTTCTATGATGGAACACAAAAAGTTTATGACCCTAAGACAGGAACAGTGATCAATGATTTTATCAACGTTCTTAAAACCAACAATGAACCTGATTCAACATCAACACTAAACAGTGATGAAATATTAGACATTGTAGGGCAACCAGTAGAAACAGATGGTTTTATAGATGATTTTAGAGTAAGAATCAGTTACAAAGATTCAGACAATGATGGTGTTCCTGATAATCCAGATTATTTTGAAACGTTGGTTGCACCTGATACTAATCCAAATAGTAAAAGAGTGTATCTACAACAAACAGTTGACTTTGATAATCTTGAAAGATATATCCCACTTGCGAGCGGAATAGTAATTGGAACTTTAGGCACAAAAGATGCAATCGAATTAGTTAAAAGTGAATATCCTGATGCACAAATATTTTATGCATACACTGACAAGAAGTTTTATAAATTAACAGTTGCGTATGATGGTGTCAGAACTATTGCAGAAGTCGCTGGTTATAGAACATATGTTGGACGTCAAGATTTGTATTTTCAATACAGACATAATGCACCATTGAGCAGACGAATTGATCCAGGTACTACTAACGTTATTGACCTTTATCTTGTTACACAAGCATATTATGTTGCATATCAAAATTATGTCAAAGATTCAACAGGCACAGTGGCTGAACCTGCAAAACCAACTATTGATGAGCTTACCACAAGTTACTCAACACTGGATCAATACAAAATGATCTCAGATAATATTATATTGAACAGTGCAACATTTAAGCCATTATTTGGTACTAAATCTGCAGTTGAACTGAGAGCATCAATCAAGTGTGTTAAGAATCCAACAAGCACAGTGAGTACCAGTGAAATTAAAAG